GAAGAGGTACGTGAGCGAGGTGTCGCTACCGTATATATGTGCCTCGAAGGCGCTGAGCTGATCAGCGGAGTATTACCAAAGGATATGTGCGGCTTCCGCTGGATGCTCACTGAAGATCTCAACTTTAAGGGCCTCGTCTCAGAGGCGGAGGTCTTCCCCTTCCTCCTCAGTAGCTTCAATTACCGCCCAGGCGTCCCCGTCTTCGGCTGGGAGACTGTCGAGGCAGTAGATGGAGAGCCCGATCGGGTCTACAGCTATCAAATACAGATTAACTACCCTGGGGCGATGATCCCCAGCCTATAAGAATGAGAACTATGATGCAGACACAGTATGGTCTCCTCGTCAAGCGTGATGAATTGGTGGAGATCTTCAGCGACTTCAACGAACGTCTATCAGCAGGTGACTTTGGTCAGGTTGAATTCTATCCCGACGTGGTAGATGCCCTGGTCTTCCGCTATGACAGTATGATCCCCGAGGTCCAGCAAATCATCCAAGCACAGTAATCACACATCAGAAGGGGCGTGCCCACCTTGAAGAAAGGCATCGCCAGCTAGGAAGGCGATCAGGTGCGCCCCTTCTCATTCTCAAGGAAATGAAGAAACGCAAGAAACGTGTGAAGGTGAAGGAGCTAAAGAGAAGCATACAAGTCTCTATTGATATCACCGACATCTTCAAGCAGGTATTGAAGGATGCCGTCGAACAAGAATAATATGAAAGGTACAATGAAGGAAACACGAAGCTCAGTTAAGAAGAAGATCCGCATCAGCAATGCGCTACGTCGCCAGCTGATCGAGGAGTTCGACACCACGAGCAAGACCATCTATCAAGCGATTAACTACCTGGGGAACTCCGAACTCCTGGTGAACATTCGTAGATCCGCCATAGAGAAAGGTGCGCAGGTCGTCGTTATGGCACCTGTTGACGCTGTCCTTGTGGATATGGGCGACAAGATGGTACGCTACTATCGTGGCGGCGCTCACCTTGACCTCGATAAGGCTACCGGTGATGCTCGCCTATATAATAAGGATGGATCACTCTGTAGCACCCATCACTCGGTAGCAAGCACACTGCTCCCTGTGATAGAATTTGGCAAGAGCCTATAGCGCTATGGAACGAGTGAACGGTGTTTTGGCAGTTACGAAGGATGAGCTCCTTGCTTCATCTATAATCAGTGCTGTCAATATTGACAATCTGGTTAGGCGCAAGACTCTCCAGATCGTCGTCCGCGGTTGCCGTGGGCGTCAGGCTCAGTATGCCGTTGACACGCTCCCTGAGAAGTACAAGGTCGAGGTCTACAAGCGCTTTGACATCCCTCCTATGGATAGAGTGAAGAGTCTCCTTGAGCAGCTCATCCGCCCCCTCCCTGAAGCTGTGCACTACTACCACGCCTATCGCTTGGCCGATGGGCGCTGCCTACCCAGCGACAAGATCGCACAGTACACCGCCGAGGCTCAGATCCTTGAGGCTGTCAGCGCCTACAAGCAAGAGCACTACCGTAAGCGTGGTAAGGCAGGGCGTCGCCCGATGGGTAAGGGTGAGCTCTACGGTTGGCTGGCCGATATGATCCAGGCACTGCCTCAAGAGGAGTACCCCCACAAGCTCCCCAAGAGTCGCCTTCGGGAGAAGCACGAAGCCTACCAGCGTGACGGCTATGAGAGCCTCATCCACAAGGGCTATCAGAATCAGAATGCAAGCAAGACTTCTGCCGACGAGCAGTCCGCGCTCCTCCTGATGCTCCTTGGTCAGAAGAATAATCTCAGTAATAGCCAGGTGGCACGACTCTACAACGAGACGGCGCGTCGTCTGGGGTGGGAAGAGCTTACGGCCTCAGCTGTCGGTAAGATCGCCAAGACGAATCACCTGCTCATCGACGCAGGACGCAAGGGGCAGACGGAATACCGTGCTCGGGTCCATACGGCTATCCGCCGTACGAAGCCTACCCGTGCGATGAGCTACTGGGTGCACGACGGCTGGACGGTGGAGCTCTACTACCAGCAGACGACCACCGATAAGCGTGGTACGACGAAGACGGTCTATGACTGCCGACTTGTCGTGGTGGTGATCCTTGATGCCTCCTGCTCTTACCCCATCGGCTACGCTATCGGGGAGCGTGAATGCCCCCAGCTGATCGCACAGGCGCTACGCAATGCAGCCCATCACACAAAGGAGCTCTTTGGCGTGATGTGCCATCCCCGAGAAATGCAATACGACCACTATCAGCTTGGCGCACTTAGCCCGCTCTACAAGGCTATGAGCAATAAGCTCAGCCCAGCGAGAGCAAAGAACGCCCGCGCCAAGCTTATCGAGCCGTACTTCTCGAGACTCAATAAGACCTACTGCCAGCTACTCCCAAATTGGAGCGGTTATGGGGTCTCCAGCAAGTCGGGGAAGGGGACGAATAAGGATGCCCTGAATGCGCTCCGCCACAATACCCCCACCCGTGCCGAAGTCGAGGGACAGATCCACACGATCATTGCCCAAGAGCGGGCGCTAAAGTATGAGGAATATATGAGCCTCTTCGACGGCGACGTGACGGATATCCAGCTGGAGCGATCCCTTTACCTCGAGTATTGGGGCGATACATCGGGACGCTTCGTCGGGCAAAGCATCTACGGGCTGGCGACGACGATCTATGGTGAGCAGCTCTACTACGAGAGCTTCGAGCAAGGCTTCAAGGCACAGGCGCATCAGCGCTGGCAGGTCTATTACGACCCGAGCGACCTCACGAGTGTCCTTGCCGTCAGCGAAGATGGGCAGTATAAGTACCTCCTCGAGCGGAAGCACCTCCAGCCTATGGCCGTCGAAGACCAGCGCCCTGAAGACCTCCAGCACCTGGAGCGTGTGCGCACTCACCAGCGGAAGATAGAAGACTGGGTAGACGAGAAGTGGCGTGAAATGCTTCCCAAGGCCCTCGAGGTCACCAAAGGTGATACGGTCGCTCAGCGCCTCCTCGAGGGTAGCCCTGTCCCCTTCCGAAAGAAGAAGCGTGCTATCGATGACGACACTACTGTAGATGTAGAGCCCTTCGGAAGGGACGAAGATCCGCTTATCGCAGATAGTCTCGGACAGTGTAAGGACAACCGCTATGACCGCAAGCTCCAGCGAGAAGGAGCCGAAGATAATGACAACGGGCCCGCCCCTCAGCCCAAGAAGAGGAGCATCCTGGAACGAGTATAGTCGTTCTGCCGAACGAGTAGACAACACAAAACAGCACAACAATGGAACAGACCAGTAGCAAGACGTATCAGATCAGGATCGAACGCATCACAGCCTCCACCCTGGACGAGCTAACGACCAAGATAGAGGCTGTGAACCTGGAGCAAGGGGAATCAGCCTGTAGCTACGAGCTGATCATCCCGATAATGAAGGAGCTATAACAGTAGCCTGCTCGATTGACAAATAGTAAAAGCAAATAAGAAGCACAACAATGGAACTGAAAGAAAAGGAACTCATCGCCGCCCGCCTGCGTGACTACTGCGCAAAGCAAGGTGGGCAAAACAAGGCAGCTAACAGCCTCAAGGGTGTCAGCGCTGCCACCATCAGCAAGATCCTTAACAGCGATTGGGAGACCATCGCCGAAGGGATGTGGCACAACGTAAGCAAGCAGATCGGGCTCTCTGCCGAAGGGTGGTCCATCGTCCATACGAATGTCTACGAAGAGCTGACCAAGCTCCTGGACTGCGCCCAGCGTGATAGCCAGGTGATGGCTATCATCGGCAGTGCCGGCTGTGGGAAGAGCTCGACGATACGCCAGTATGTGGCCACGCACCAAGAGGTCTACAGCATCACCTGCTCCGAGTATCAGAATCGAGGGAGCTGGCTGTCGGCTGTGATGGAGGCGATGGGCTTAGATCCCCGCGGGCTGAGTGTGGCAGAGAAGATCGGCGCTGTAGTGCGCCGTCTCAAGCGCTTCGACCGCCCCCTCTTGATCCTCGACGAAGCTGACAAGATGAGCGACACCGTGCTTTATTTTTTTATCACGTTGTACAACGAGCTGGAGGATCACTGCGGTATCGTGCTGAGCGCTACCCAGCACCTCGAGAAGCGACTACAGAAGGGACTCCGAATTGGGCGCAAGGGCTACGAAGAGGTCTACAGCCGTATCGGCCGTCAGTGCGTCAGCCTCAGTGTCCTCTCCCCCGAAGATATCTCCCTCGTGTGTACTGCCAATGGGCTTACCGACGGCCGTAAGGTAAGACGCATCGCCGACGAAGCGCAGTGCGACCTCCGCCGTGTCAAGCGTGCCGTCTGGCGCGAACATCAGCTATCCAAGGAGGACTAAGATATGGCACGAGCATACTCCAGCGCTAATATCCGATCAGCCCGCTTTAAGACCGCCGACTTCGACGGGGCGTGGCTGGCGAGCATCGGGATGCCTGTGCTGCGTGGCACGTGGCTCATCTACGGGGGTAGTGGCTCGGGTAAGACATCCTTCTGCCTCCAGCTGGCGAAGTACCTCAGCCAATTTGGGAGGGTCCTCTACAACTCACTGGAGCAAGGGCTAAGCCCCACGATGCAGGCTGCTTGGATAGCAGGCGGTATGGATGAGGCAGGACGACGCGTCAAGCTCCTCGATAGAGAGGGGTATGATGAGCTCTTCGAGCGCCTCGGCAAGCGCCAAAGCCCCGAGATCGTCATCATCGACAGTATCAACTACCTCCGAGGTCTTCGCCTCAGCGACTACCAGCGCCTCAGTCAGCGCTACCGCAAGAAGCTCTTCATCATCGTCGCCCATGAGAGAGGCGGTGAGCCGAAGGGAGCTCTTGCCCAAGCCATCCGCTACGATGCCGACGTGAAGATTCGGGTTGAGGGCTACCGAGCTATGGTGACCTCCCGCTATGCTACAGGCGAGGTCGGTGGAGACGACTACATCATCTGGGAGGACGGCGCCGATGCCTACTGGGGCACCACCGCCACCGACCCTACCCAACGAGACCGACGTAAACAACGAAAAGAAATAGAAATCAATGAGAGCTAAAGGCACTAACGAGATGGACAAGCTCCACCTGCAAGCCATCCGAAGATATCACACCCTCTGCACTCAGCTGCAGCTCACCTCCGAGGATAGGGAAGCGCTCCTATCACCCTACGGCTGCACCTCCTCTAAGGATATGGAGACCCACGACCTCATCGACGTATGTGCAGTGCTGGCTGGCGAGCTTGACCGACGCACCGAGGGCAGCGACATCAGTAAGCTCCGCAAGCGGACGATGGCAGCTATCGGCGCTTACCTCCGCAGTGAAGGTAAGTTTGAAAACCCCTCGATCATCAAGGGCATCGCCTGTCGTGCTACGGGCTACCGCTCCTTCAACAGGATCCCCAAGGAGCGCCTGCGTAACCTCATCGGGCTCTTCAACGACAAGGTCAAGGATAAGCGTGCCGTCGACGCCATCACCCGCGAAGAGCCCGCTCCCCAGACTTCCTACTTTCCACCTTCAACACTCGCCAACTAGTAACCACATAATAACTACAGAAATGAAACGAGAAACGATCTTCATCGGCTTTTTTAGCTTGCTCCTTGCTCTTGGCATGGATGCTCTCACGGATAGCCGTACCTGGGTGACCCTCTGGATAGCCTTTGTTGCCCTCTGGGGCGTGTGCACAACGATGACGCTCAGCGAGCGCCTCGAGAACCAAGAGAAGGAGCGACTCACTGACCTCCAGGAACCCCAAACACCTCAAGAAAATGGTTGACTACAGGGACGCTGATGACCTCTGGATGAAGTTAGCCAAAGAGGTAAACTATCAGTTTTGCGATCAAGGATTTGTCTCCTGTGGGCATCACTCGGAAGACTGTATAATGCTCATCCTAAAAGATGTCATCGGTGCTATAGAGGCAAAAGAGCTATATAAGATCATATACATCCCCCAAGGTATAGAGAATATGGAGGCAGATGCTTTTGTGGATGCTTTTGATAACTCTATCAAGGACACCTTCGAGGAAGGACTTGCAAAGATAGGGATGAGGATGCTTGACCTCTTAGTAGTACATGGCAAGCATTGCCGAGATTATATTGGGGGATTTGTCCACCTCGATCATCCCAGAGATACCTCACGAGTGATGTATAGTATTATGCGTGATCTCACCTCTGATGCCCGACTAAGCCTCAAGATCCGTCATGGTATGCAGACACTGATTGGATTAGCTAATTACCTAGGGATCGATCTCTATAAGCTCATCCAGCTCAAGCTGAGATATAACAAGCTGCGCCCCCAGCATCATGGTAAAAGATACTAACACCTCACATAAGTAAGACTATGCACCTCAAAAGTAACAGCGCGCTCTGGACCCTCACCGAGGAGGAGCGTATCAAGGTAGCCGAGAGCGATCACACCAGTATCAATACCCTCGAGGAGCTCGCCCACGATGACTCCCTCTATGTACGCTACTCAGTGGCTGAGAACTCCAAGACCCCGCCAGAAATTCTCTTTGAGTTGGCCAAGGAGGATAACGACCTGATGAAGCGCCTGATAGCGCAGAATAAGAACTGCCCCGCTAACCTCCTCGAGGATATCAGCCACACGAATGACCCAGACATCTTGGAAGCTATCAGCATCCACCCCAGCGCATCCGCTAACCTCGCCCATGTCTGCGCCGAGCGCCTGCGCAAGATCATGCGCACCAAGAGATACTAAGCATTTAATCACCCTTTAATCACAGATAGAATATGGACACTGTAAAAGTAGAGATGACTCCAGAGGAGTTCGCTCGCTACAAACAAGCAATGGCGGAGCAGAGTCGCCGTGACGAAGCCCAGCGCGCCAAAGAAGAGCGCGAAGCCTACCGCTCGCTCGCCTCTACCACCGTCGATGAGCTCTTCCCTAAGCTGGAGGAAGCGAGCACCGCCCTCACGGGCCTCAAGCGTGAGGTCTACGATGCCTTCGCTCGCGTCATCGAGACGAAGAAGGAGGTTATGGGGACTCAAGCCAAAGACCAGCGAAGTCATAGCTTCCTCTCGGAGGATGGGAAGAAGCGCATCATCGTAGGATACTACCTGCGCGATGGCTGGGACGAGACGGTAGAAGATGGCATCTCAAAGGTCAAGGACTACATCTCTTCGCTGGCTGGTGACGAAGAGACGCGCAAGCTCGTGGATATCATCCTTGACCTCCTCTCCCGAGATGGTAAGGGAAATCTCAAGGCTGACAAGGTGCTCCAGCTTGACAAGTATGCCGAGAGTATACAGGATGCCCGCTTCTCTGAGGGTGTGGCGATCATCAAGGAGGCCTACCGCCCTGTACGTACCAAGGACTTTGTCCGCGCACAGACTAAGAACGCTATGGGTGGCTGGGATGACCTCCCCCTCGGGATGACCGAAGCATAAAAAAAGCCCCGTCAGTAGGATCCAGCTACTGACGGGGCAATGGAAAAGAAGGAAACGGTGTTAGGAACCGCATCGCCACAAAGGTACAATAAATACTTCAGGCGATGATCAGAACGAACAGACTTGAGATGGCACGCAATGTCTACTCCATCATAAACAGGTATCACGAGCCGGGCAACCACCGACGCTCGCTAAGAAAGGTGTGGCAGCACTACGTCTATCCCATCTATCCTATGTCTCTTCGGACGATGATGGAGCTCCTGCGCATCGCTCGTGAGCACCAGTCGCCTGGGGAGATCCCTCCTGGACTCTATCCCCTCTTCGAGGAGTGGGATAAGGAGAGGACGCCGTACACGATATAAACAACGACGAACTATGACACAGACACAAATTATCGCCCTACTGATCTTGATTTGTTCAGGTCTTGCAGCCTTACTCATCTGCGCTCTTCTTGACCTTAGGAATGAGAGAAAGAAAGGAACATCTAAGGATTCAGGGCCTGCGAATGTACAGGTTGTAGAGATCCCCTACAACGATAAGAATTGGCACGTTCGCTATGGTGACGTGGAGCGTATACGTGCGAAAATAGTACAACTGCTACAGACTTATCCCGCATGCATCGTTACCTTGGATAAGTGTGATGAGGAGGCATCGCTGAATCACGGAGAAGTGTGTGCTCTCCTCTTGCCTTTCCTGAAAAAGGGGTACTTCGCTTACAAGGAGATTACTGGTTACGGTGGCTATAAGGTCACTCGATTTCGTGTGATGAAGCATAAAGATGCAGAGCCTAACGCCCTCGAGATCACCGAGGAGCTTCTGGCAAAGAATGCGCAACTATGATAATGATGATCATCATCCGACCCCATCAAATGCATTGAGGTTCATAGGTGCATCTAATAGACTCGTTATCCAAAGCCAGCAGGGCGGTCACTGTCACCAGTGTCCGCCCTGCTCTGTATATAGGCTACTCCCGTAGGAGAACTCCCCTTGGGGTCTGTCGGTAGCGCTGATGTTCCTGCGCCCCTTGCACCAGGGAGGGGTAACCAACGCCTGTGATGAAGGTCGCCCAGTGGTGCATCAGCTCGCCGTGCTGGTGGTCCAGGTCGGAGGAGATGAGCTGTAGCCCTGAGAAGCCATCACCAGCCAGCCCGATAGGTGCGCTCTCCACCTGCTCGATGAGGTCGAGGTAAGCGAGCGGGTCATCCTCCAGGCATCGGCGCTCGTCCGATAGCTCCAGCGACTCATGTGCCTCCTCAGGGGTGTACTTGTGTACAAGGTGTAGGATGATCTCCATAGGCACACGCGGGGTGCCTTGCCCCGCCGATGTGTAGGTGATAGGGGCGAACTCTACGAACACAGCTGGCGTCTCGAAGAGTATACCGCTGGGTAGGTCCTCCATATTTTCGTTCCACATCCCGATGTGCTTCAGGCCTTCTATCTTCTCGTGTAGGCGCTCCTTCAGCGCCTGGTAAATCTCACGTCTCATGCTTAATGTCTATTTAATCAGTGATTGATGGGGACGCTCGGCTCGGCGTATTCTGGCATTCAGCTCCTCACGCCACAGGTCGACGTGCTTGGTGACGATGCGCTGGATGAGCTCCTCTACCTTGGGGTGATTGCCGACGAAGCGACGCTGTGGCATACGAAGCCGTCGCTTGAAGGAGCGTACCTTGTGACTGCGCACCTTGACACGCTTGCGCTTCGTACCTCGCTTGCCCTTGACCAGACGGATAGCCGTCGTCTCCTTGCGAGTATGCTGAGGGACTGTGATCTCACCATCGAAGCCCTCGTTGTGGAGTGAAGCGTATGGCATAGCTGAGGTGACGGCTACCCCCGACGGCATGACCTGCCCCTTCAGTGAGCGTCGTAGCTTGCCTGTGACGAGGAGGAGTGACCCGCGCTGTGCTCGCTTCCTGGACGACTTCCATCCACCTTCTCCACGTGGCTTCCATGGGCGGTCAAAGAATGCTTTACGGCGGAAATTTTCGTGGAATTCCGACGTGAGCCCGACACGCACCTCCTGCTTGATGTCCTCAAAGACCTGTCTACTGCTTCGCATTTGGTAGTTATGAAATTAGTTGTACCTTTGTGTCAAAGAGATAGCTCTTAAGTAGCTCCAAATTGGATTGTAGTTCCAACAGAGGAGAGACTTAAGGGCTATTTTTCTTTTAAGTAGTTCAGGATATCTTGACTATCAGTTATGCTATATAAGTCAATTTCTCCCTTGATATTCTCACGAGCGATAATCCAGCTTGGCTCTCCTTCAAGAATGATACTTAGAAGATGAGATTGCACAATATCAGGATTGTTCTTGTGATATTCAGCTACTCCTAAGTACTTAGCTTCTTCAAGCACTCTCTGAAGGTTGCGTATCAGCTCATTCTTCTCGAAGTAGTGTTTGTGAGGCTGATTGAGGAACTCCTTAATACCCTTACCTCTAATTAGAATGTCAACCACATTATGTACAATCACCCCTTTATACTTTGCTTTGGCTTCGTCTTGCAGGGCTTTGCGGTGTTCCTTTTGCTCAGGGGTAAGGGAGAGCTTCCTTGCTCCCTCTTTGGCTTTGAGGACTTCGGCAAGCACCGCACACTCATCACCCTTGTCTCCCTTATCTCCCTTATCTATGGAGCAGTGGGAGATACCGCGCTTGCCGTAGTATGGGTGCTTGTCGGGGAAGAGGCGCAGGTCTCGCCCAGGATTGCCACGGAAGAGCTCTTGCTTGTTGCCACGGAGGGCAGCATCACCTCGCTCCCACGCTGAGCGGGGGTCGGATAGCGGTGTCTCGGGAAGGACCTCCACAGCGTCACAGCGACAGCCCCAGCCGTTGGGCGGGAAGTAGTCTTGCCAGAATTTGTCCTCCTTGGGGAGACAGGTGCGGTCGAGAGCCTCGTGAGCGGGACGCACCTTGCCGTCGCCAGCGGTGCGGTACTCGAGGATGCTCTTCGGTGCTGAGGAGTGCCAGCGGTCAGCCATGAGGGCAGAGCCTACGGCATGGTCGTACTCACTCTCCAGGTAGCGGACATTATAGCGGTCGTGGATAGCGCGTACCTCTTCAGAGAACTCCGCGAAGGGCTTAATAGACCCGTCGTCCTTCGTCAGCGACAAGCCCAGCTCACGCATCGTGTGGTAGGTCTTGAAGCCTGAGAAGATGAAGGCATTATTGTCCAGCGCGTCACGCACGACCTGTGGTGTGGAGTGACTGATGTGGTCCAGTGATGACTGTAAGCACTCGTAGGTCTCCCGGATGGCAGCGACTATGGGGGCATCTCGGAGCATCTTGCGCTCAAAGTGCCCCTTCCTATATACATAGCGTGCCGCCCTCATGAATACCTCGGAGCGGTAGGTGCGCTTCGTCGGGGTGTTACGCCTTGATAGCTGACACGAAGGGCAGCTACATGGAGTGTATAGCTCGTCGAGCTCCTTATGTAGCTGGAGGTATCTATTGGGGAGAGGTAGCTGAAGCTCCGCCCCTCCCCCTAAGCGAAAAAATCGTCAGCTCGTGAGAGTTGCTTGCTCGCTTCGCCCTCCTGCTTCAAAGAGCTGTCACGCTCCCCGATGATTGGGATGTTGTACTTCTCAGCGAAGTAGGCAGGATCGATCTTGTAGTATTGGAGAATAGCCCGCTCCTCCTCACGCATCTCGGCATCCGTCATCTCGTCGCTATAGTCCCACTCGAATGTTAGCCCCTTGAGGGGGAAGCCCGAGGCGATCATCAGAGGGAGGAGGCGGTCATTGATGATGTATGAGAGGCGACGGGCGTCAGAGGCGCAGACGTTCTCGAAGATCTCCAGGTGCACCTCTGATTGAGAGAGGGAGGCACCGTTGTCGATGGTCATCGTCTGGTTGAGGATGATCTTAGAGAGCTCCTTGTCGCATCGCTCCAGTCGCTTATCGTAGACGTTGTAGGCATCGCCTCGACTCGTTTCCTCGAAGGAGATGGTAGTGCCCTCGGGGAAGACCCCGTAAGAGGCAGCCCCCATCGATGCCATGATACGCTCGATCTCGTCGAGGTCAGCTCTGGTGGTGGCTGTCGTGTTGGCCACGCGCATGGGCATGCCGAATATCTCGCCGAAGGTATCCCAATAGGCTCCCATATTCTTCTTAGAAATATAGTAGGGAGCGCACTTGAGCAGGAGGCCTAAGTCGTGAGGCTTGCCTACCTCGATGAGCCATCGGGAGAAGTCACCTTCACGGAATGGAATACCACGCTTGATATCGTCGGTAGGCTCGCGCAGGATCACGCCATACTCGGGGATGACATGCTTTCGGGGGATGAGGTCAGCAGAAGCAAAGCGCATACCTCGATCGTCCTTGACCACCTCTCCCAGCTCGATAAGGCTGTGCCCCCAGAAGGTGGCATCGAGGGCGAGGTCTAAGAAGTCACGGAACCACTCTCTACGAAATAGCTCTGATGCTTCGTCGCTCTCCGCGCCATCCTTGTCGATGAGCTTGAAGGGGCGGGAAAGCGTCTTGCTCTTGCGCTGCTCTATAGCCCCCGTGATATGGCCATCAACGAGGGTGTCGGTGTAGAGGTCGTAGAGTGCCAAGCGTCGGGGGTTGTCGATAGAGAGCGCTATCTGCCAAGCATGTCGCCAGGTAGCGATGTCCTTGCGGGTAAGTGCATCCGCCTTACGGATGAGCTCGGCGGTTACGCGCCTGCCTGATCCAGTGATCTGTCGCGCAAAGTGAAGCAGACGTGCCTCTCTCTGCTCAAGAGTTAATTCAGCCATAGTCTAATAGTGATAGGTGCTCTTCTCTATGCTCCCAAAGCGTAGGGCGCCATTGGGCTGAGCTTCGCCTGTATTGGGGTCAGATAATAGGGGGAGGGCTGGTGAGGTCTTCCCCGCTTGTACGTTCTCCAGCCATGCAATGGCCTCTTCATATCGGTCCTTCCAGCGCTCGTAGCCCATACTCTGGGGTAGCCGATGGACCATCTGATAGAGTGCAATATGTATTATGGCTTGGACGAGTCGGGGGTTGCGCTCCTCTCCAAGCTTTGCATAGGCCTCATCAACATTGTACCTGGTACGCAGATAGCCAGCAGCGATCTCGCAGGCTACTGCCTCAGCTCGTTGCCATTCTTCTGGGTACTTACTTATGACCGCCTGCTCTCGCTCGTCGATAGCAGTGCGGTAGTCTTGCTCGTCGATGTACATAGTGGTTAGGCGTTAGGGTGAGTGTCGTAGACGGCGCGCTGCAGAGCCACCTCGCGCAGGTCTGGCTTGATGTCAGCGTAGCAGTAGATATGGGGTATGGGCGTCCGCTCGTCTCCCTCGACCTCGGGGATGATTAGCATGCGCTCGCTTGCAAGATTAGCGAGGCGCTTTGCGCGATAGGCGGCTATAAGGCATCGGATGCTGAAGGCGATGATACGAAGGGCGCGATAGCCATAGCGCCAAGATGTGACTAACATAGTTCTGTTACCATTGATTTTTGAGACTGGTGGTGCGTCTGCCCACCTTCGGTGCGACGCCGAGGGTGCGGGAGGATCGCTGAAGGAGCCAGATAGCCCCCTCGTCAGCGTCGGGGCCGTCATCGTGGCCACGCATGCCCTTCTCCATTGACAGGGTCTGCTCGACGGATACAAGCATGTCGGGAGACGACTTCTCCTCCTCATTGTAGTAGACCTTGCATCGCTCCCATAGTGGGGAGATAGCTTCGATACGGGCGAACTTATTCTCCTTCTTTCGTCGGTCGGGACTGATAGGAATCTGATAGCCTCGGGCATTGCCTTCGGTGGCGAAGTCGTTGAGGAGGCTGTCCTGCATGAAGCCCGCCTCCAGGTAGATGCGTAGGCTGGCACCTTCGCCTCTCACCCACTCATAGGTGTCATATACCCAGCGCACCATCTCCGAGATGGAGCACTGACGCAAGAAGGCTTTGATATGGTGAAGCTCTCCTGAGGGGAGTGATCCCCAGAGCTTGGCGGCCTTATAGTCGTTCTTCGTCGTGCCTTTCCACGAGGGGTCGATATATAGGACCAGCCCACTATAGGAGGTCAGCCGGGGGAGCTTCTTATATTGGATCCACTCGGCGCGGAAGACACTGCCAGCTGTGATAGGATTGTTCATGTACTCCTTCTGGAAGGCGCGGTAGCCACTGAATGCTTCAAGCGCTGCTACCTCATCCCGTGTCCACTTCGCCCCCCAGGTGACCTCGCCCTTTGGGGTGAGGATGTTGACTCGGGAGACGTGGACGGTGGGGGTGTGGGAGATGTTGTAGAGAACGCTGGTCTTACTGATGAGGTTGCCGACCATAATAAATCGGCCACGCCCCCCATCAAGCGCGCCGAAGAGGGCTTCACGCACCCAGTCGGTGAGCTTATTGATACGGTCTTGGTTCTGAACGATCTCGTCATCATCAAGGTCGTCGATGACGATATAGTCGGGGCGGTGTGAGCGGTGGCGCAGACCACGGGGAGACTGTCCGCGCCCCAGGGCGAAGAAGGCGACGCCGTCCGAAGTGACGAAGCGCCCGACCTCCCATGATCCTGTAGAGACCTGCTGACCGAAGTCGGCGATATAGCGCTGGTTGTACTCGAGCTCAGCCTGCACGTCCGAGAGCAGCGTCTGTGCGTTGGTCTCGCTCTTGCCGACTAATACCATGACATTCAGCTCCCGCTTACCGAGGTAAGCGTGCGCCTTGAGCCAAAGGGGAATAAAAACGTCCATGTGGGTACTCTTGGCGTGACCACGCGCCCACTGAAAGACTGCCTTGAGGTTGGGAGTGTCTCGGATCTTCTTTGCGGCTGCGAGGTGGAAGGGGGCGCTGGGGATGCTGCTCCCGAGGACCTCGTTATAGGTATAGTGGGGGAAGTAGTACTCTACGAAAGCGTTGTAGTCCGAAAGCAGATGGAGGATGCGCTTCCTCTGCTCGGTGGGGGTCTCCTTCGAGGCAAAGGCCGTCGCGCTCTTGACCTCCTCACAGCGCAGCTTCCAGCGCTCGAGTACTTCTTTATTCTTGATCGATGCCATGAGGGTGACGTATTGATTACGCTACAAAGGTCGGGTGAAAATAAGGGTTAATAAACTAATAATGAAAGACCTGCATCGTTTCTGTGTGTCGGGAGATTGCTGTCCGATCTTTGCAGAGAAAACAGTCACAGACCCTATGAAGAAAGTAGTCATCAGCACCTCTGCCGTGAACTCCTACGGCTCTCGTGTGCTCACATCAGGTATCGACTTCGAGCAGTACAAGCGTAACCCCGTCCTACTGTGGATGCACCGCAGAGGCGACCGTGAGGACGTACCCATCGGGCGTATGGAGGACATCCACCTCGAGGGCGATAAGCTCATTGGTACGCCTGTCTTTGACCGCTCGGATGAGTTCGCCAAAAAGATCGCCGATAAGTGGGATAATGACTTCCTGCGCATGGCGTCGGCAGGGCTCAGCATCGTAGAGCTCTCGGATGACCCATCGCTTGTCCTACCAGGGCAGACGCGTATGACCATCACACGCAGCAAGCTCGAGGAGGTGTCTATCGTAGACATTGGCGCCAACGATGACGCTATGGCCGTATCGCTCTACACCGCTGGAGGGGAGCAACTCACGCTCTCTCAGATGGAGCTCGCCAGCGATCTGCCGCTACTCACTACAGATCCTAATCACAGTACACTTAATACCCCAAATGAAATGAACGAAAAGATTGCCCTCGCTCTCGGCCTCTCCGCCGAAGCTACCGAAGAGCAAGCCGTGTCGGCAATTGCTCAGCTCAAGGCCGAGGTAGACCAAGCTAAGCAGCTGAAGCTCGCCCTCATCGACGAGCAGCTCGCCTCGGCTGTCCTGTCTGGCAAGCTCCCTAAGGAGCAGGAAGAGACCTACCGACAGATCGGGCTCACCATGGGCGCCGAGACACTTCGTATCACGCTCTCCACGCTCTCTGCGCCACAGCGCGCCTCATCCATCATCCGCCCATCGGCACCGACGGATCCGGCGAAGTTCGCCAAGTTCACGGACATCCCCACCGATCGCCTTGAGGCCTTCAAGGCGGAGAACCCCGACGAGTATGCCCGCCTCTACACCGATCACTTCGGCTTCCCACCTCCCTCACTCTCACGCTAATCACTAATCACCTATTAACTACCAATTAACTATGTGGAAATTCATCAAATCGCTGGGCATCGCACTTGCTGTGATGGTTGCAGCGGTATCCTTCAATGCTCTCATCGGAGCAGGTATCGCTGCGTTCCTGGGGCTCCCCCTGTGGACGGGTGCCGTCGCACTTAACGTCATCGCTCTCGTTGTGGGACCATTCGTCACCAGCCGTAGCACGGCTCGCGCTGGAGTGAATCAGGAGGTGTGGACGGGCGTCGTCCTCAAGAAGCTCCGAGAGGCGCTGGAAAACCTCGGCTGGTTTGCCGCGATCACTAATTATGACCAGTATGTAGACAACGATACGATTCACTTCACCGAGCTGGGTGGCGACCCGAAGGTGCTGGTCAATAACACGACCTATCCGCTCAATATCTCCAACGTCACCGACGCCGATAAGCCTGTGTCGCTTGACAACTTCGAAACGGAAGCTACGGCTATCTCTGACAAGGAGCTTGACACCATCAGCTATGACAAGCTCGGCAGTGTGAGAGAGCGCCACAAGGAGGTCGTCGAGGAGCGCATCTACGCCAAGGCACTGCATGCACTCGCACCTCAGAGTCACTCAGACGGCTCTCCCGTATTGCTGACTACGGGGGCGACAGCTCCCGAGGGCGGACGTAAACAGCTATCCTTAGCTGACCTGCGACTACTGAAGAAGGCCTTTGACAAGTGGAAGACCCCCAAGAAGGATCGCATCCTGGTCCTCTGCCCTGACCACGTCCAGGATCTCCTGGCTGTGAGCGAGAACTTCACGCGTCAGTACAACCTCGATAACGAAGATGGTCGTGTCGGTCGCCTCTATGGCTTCGAGGTCTATGAGTACACGGAGACCCCTGCCTACACGGTCGCCTCGAAGACGAAGCTCGCCTTTGGAGCTATCGCCGGTAGTGGCACAGCTCCTGCATCGGTAGCCTTCCACTCCAAGAGCTGTATGCGCGCCACGGGTAGCCTCACCATCTACGAGAGCCTGGCAAAAAATGACCCAATCCATCACCGCAACCTCTACAACGTTCGCCAACGTGCTATCTGCGCCCCACTGCGCTCTAAGGAGTGCCTCGCAGCTATCATCTCGGCTAACGCCTAACCTATGGCACAGCTGAAGTACCTCGTGCTCCACTGCACCGCCACCCCCGAGGGGCGCGCTGTCTCCAGCGATGAGATCCGTCGCTGGCACACCGCACCTCCCTCGCAGGGTGGGCGAGGCTGGAAGCAAGTCGGATACACCGATATGATCCACCTCGACGGCCGTGTGGAGCGACTAGTAAAGAACAATGAGGACGCCCAGGTAGACCCTTGGGAGGTAACCAACGGTGCCACGGGCTACAACTCCGTCTCCCGCCACGTCGTCTATGTCGGTGGCTGCGCCCGTGACGGCAAAACTCCAAAGGACACCCGCACAGCCCTCCAGCTGGAGGCGATGAAGAAGTACGTCCTTGACTTCCACCGCCGCTATCCAAGCGTCAAGATCATCGGGCACAACCAAGTGGCCCAGAAGGCGTGCCCCTCCTTCGACGTGCCTAAGTGGCTACGTTCAATAGGCATCAACCAATAATTACTCTCCACCGATGGATCAGCTCCTCACCCTCCTCCAGTGGCTGGTGCCTGCGGGAGGTCTGGGAGCGATCTTAGGGTGGCTCACCAACTCCCGAGTGCGCGCTGCTCGTACAGCCAAAGAGGTCCACGATACCTATAAGCAGATGTACGATGATCTGCACGAACAGCTACTCGATCTCAGTGATGAAAACAAGCATATCCGAGCAGACTTCTCCCGCCTCGAGCGCGCTGTCGCGATGGGCGCTACTTGCCGTCTTTGGCCTCAGTGCCCTATTCGGCGCGAGCTGCAGCGTCCGCCGCTCCCAGACGTCTCAGTCTCATCGCCTCGACAGCGTCAGCGAAAGGGTAGAGATCCGACCGACGCCCGTAGCTCTTCCCGAGACGAAGGCGACACTTCGCCTCCCCCTCTCGACCCTCCTTGATCTCCCCGAGGGCGCTGGCTACCACACCCGCAGTGGGGTGACCCGCATAGCACTCACCCGACGTGGCGACTCACTCGAGGCGACAGCTACCACCGATAGCCAGACCGTCCTACCGACCATAGAGGAGCGTACTGCCAAGCATATCACTCAGGCGACGACTACCGCCCTCACCAAGAGCGAGGCCAAGGCGGGCTTAGCCGACACCCTCCCCTGGTCCCTCATCGCAATCCTTATCCCCATAGCAAGTATCATCATCTTATGGCAAAGAAGAAAGTACCCCCCCCCGAGGGCGAAGAACTCCAGTCCACCGACCCTATCACCCCCACCTCCCCCGAGGAGACGGGGAGCGAGCCTACCCCCACCGAGGAGGCTCCCAAAGAAGACGCAGCGGAAGAGCCCGTAGAAGGCGCTGACACCCCACCAGCTACCGAAGGGACCCCCACCGAAGAGGAGGGCGCCCCCGAAGATGCTGAGACGGATGAAGCTGCCGAAGCTGAGGATACCCAAGAGGATGAAGCCCCCGAGGCTGAGGACGTAGCCCCTACGGCACTCTCTGACCTCGCCGCTCAGATCCTCCGAGACCACGACCTTAAAGTTGTCTTCCTCACCAGCGACGGCACCGCCTTCTACGGCTACTCCGATGCTCTGAACTATGCGCAGACGCTCGAGGTGAAGGACGTCTATCACTTCTTCGCCACCCCTCCTACGGATGACGAGCTGCGCGAGCTCCTCCCCCCATCACTCCGACCTAACCACCAGCAAGCCTCCTAACTATGAATAGTGTAAAGATCCTTCGGCAGAATGGCGGTATCCCAGCCGCCCTGCCAGGGGAAGACCATATCTCGGGGATGCTCTTCTACCTCGCCACGCTCCCCACAGCGAAGTCGGGGGTCACCGATGGCTTCTCCGCCACGGAGCGCATCCGTCCCGTCTCGACCATCGAGCGTGCCGAGGAGCTGGGTATCACCCCCGACAACGCCAGCTGGGAGATCCGCCTGCTGCACTACCACCTCTCCGAGGTCTTCCGCACCAACCCTGGCATCATCCTCTATCTGGCGATCTACCCCAAGCCTGCGGGTGGTAACTACACCTTTGCCGAGCTCAAGACCCTCCAGCGCTATGCCTCAGGTCGTCTACGTCAGGTGGGTATTTGGCTCGGCGACAAGGTGGCTGATGCCTCCCTTGTGACGACCCTCCAGGGCGTCGCCGATACGCTCGACAGCGAAGAGATGCCTCTGTCGGTCCTCCTCGCTCCGAAGGTCACCGCCCCTGTAGCCTCCCTGCCTACGAACCTCGCTGGCGGTGGCAAGAGCCGTGTGTCTATCCTCATCGCCCAGGACGGCGAAGGGGTGGCCAAGACCCTCTACACCGATGCGGCCAATAATACGGCCAAGGCTTCGGTCTCTGCCCTCGGCACCTTCCTCGGTATCCTCTCCCGCGCTGCCGTCCATCACTCCATCGGCTGGGTGCAGCAGTACCCTCTCGGGGTGGCCCTCCCTGCCTTCGGGGACGGGACGCTCCTGCGTGCCCTGGACAAGGCCGTCGTCGACACCCTCGATAAGGCGCGCTACATCTTCGCTGTCACCTATCCAGCTATCGGCGACTGCTACGCCTCCGACAGCCACACCCTCGACGAGCCTACCAGCGACTACAACGCTATCGAGCGTGTCCGTACGATGGACAAGGCCGTGCGTGGGGTGCGTAAGTACCTCACTCCCGAGCTGGGCGGCAACATCTATATCGACAAGGAGACGGGCAAGATGCAGGACTACACCGTCAAGCACCTTGAGGGGGTAGCCTCTCGAGCACTCGAAGAGATGGAGCGTGCCGGTGAGCTCTCGGGATACCGCGCCTACATCAACCCCGAGCAGTCGGTGCTGGCCACCTCAACTGTCGAGGTCGTCATCCGCGAGATCCCCACGGGCGTCCTTCGATCCCTGAACGTCAAGATTGGTTTCACCACCAAACTCTAAATAACCTATGGCAACAGTAGATAGAAACGGTATCCCCTTAGTCAACGGCATCCTCTATGGCTGGGCTGAGGTCCTTGTCGCCATCGCTGGCGTACCCCTCACGGGCATCACGTCCGTCGAGTACAGCGACAAGCAGGAGGTGACGAACAAGTACGGCGCAGGGCGCTACCCTGTAGGCCGTGGACTTGGGCGTATCGCCTCCGAGGCGAAGATCACCCTCTACATCGAGGAGGTCATGGCACTGCAGGCGAAGAGCTCCAACGGCCGTCTGCAAGACCTCGGTATGTTTGACGTCTCGGTGAGCTATCTGTCTCCCGCGGGTGTCGTCATCACCGACGTCATCAAGAACTGTCACTTCTCCGAGACCTCGCGCAAGGCGAGCGAAGGGGACACAGACATCAAGGTAGATCTAACCCTTACTCCCTCACACATCGTGTGGGGCGCGAAAATGGGTGCTTAATCACTAATTAATCATTATGGAACAACAGAAGAAGCGCATCGGCGAAGCATCGCCCGAAGAGCTCCTCACTATGAAGGGGAAGTATGGTAAGATCAAGGTGGTCGAAGTCGAAGACGACGGAGATACCTACTGCATCTATCTCAAGCGCCCCGACTTCGAGACGCTGAAGGCCGTCACGAAGGTCTCTAAGACTGACGAGCTCGAGGGGACGAAGATCTTCGTCCGTAACTGCATGGTCGGCGGTGCTGCCGAAGTCCTCGACGATGCCGTGCTCCTCGTATCTGCAGCTTCGGCCGCCTCCTCACTCCTCACCTCAGCCAAGTCCGTCCTAAAAAACGTATAGAGGCGCACACCCTTGCCACCGACGATGCCAGCGATGGCATCGTCAAGGGGTGCGCCCTGATACGCCACTACCTCCATATCGACCCCGACGCCCTAAACGAAGAGGACTGGGTCAGCGCACTGACCCAGTCCCTATGGCTGGAGAATCGGTATATGGAGGTGATGAAGTCGTCTATTGCGTCTGCTCTCTCTGGCAAGGACGGTTAGTTGTCACTATGAGCTTGCAGCAGCCCATAAACAGGTCTAAGTCTTATCATCTTTAGTTCACCCGCTAAGATAGCCATTCTATGAATACCTCTTCCTTCAATTATCTCTTTGGCATTGACGGCAACTTCACCGCCAAGATGGAGGAGATGTCTACTGCTATAGGCGAGTTTACATCTAAGGTACAGAAGTCTCAAGGCGTATTTGATCGCTTTGTTGGGATGGCTGCTAAGGTCGATATCCTTAGCAACGGTATCACAAAGATGGCGCAAGCCTTAGGGGATATCGTTCAGCCAGGCATCGCCCTCAATACCTCAATGATCGATCTTCAGGCCGTCACGGGGGTCACGGGCGAGGGACTGCGACAGATAGAGGGCTATGCACGTGACACGGCTAAGGCCTTCGGCATCGACGCAGCTGGAGCAGTAGAGTCCTACAAGCTCATCCTCGGACAGCTCTCCCCCGAGCTGGCGAAGAGCCCCGTCGCACTCAAGGCGATGGGTGAGCATGTGGCGACACTCTCTAAGCTGATGGGTGGAGATGCCACCGCGGCTGCCGAGACGCTCAATACCGCTATGAATCAGTACGGCGTCGACCTCTCCGACCCGATCAAGGCGAGCGAGGAGATGGCGCGTATGATGAACGTGATGGCTGCCGCTGGTCAGGAAGGCTCTGCCGAGCTGCCTCAGATTAAGGAAGCTCTTGAGCAGGCTGGTATGGCCGCCAAGGGTGCAGGTGTCAGCTTCGAGGAAGCCAACGCAGCTATCCAGGTACTCGACAAGGCGGGCAAGAAAGGTAGTGAGGGCGGTATCGCCCTGCGCAATGTCATAGCGACCCTCTCTCAAGGGCGCTTCATCCCCAAGGATGTCCAAAAGGAGCTGAAGAAAGCTGGCATCAGCGTCACCGACCTGGCAGACCGAGGCAAGAGCCTCAAGGAGCGTCTCGAGCTCCTGCGCCCCGTGATGAATGATGCCGCCCTCTTCTCCAAGCTCTTCGGCAAGGAGAATACCAATGCGGCTATGGCTCTGGTCGGTGGCACCGAGGAAGTAGGTAGATACACCGAAGCCGTCCAAGGCACTGAGTCTGCCCACGATCAGGCTGCCGTCGTGATGGAGGGCTTTGCCGAGCGACAAGCTCGCATCCGCCAGCAAATAGAGGACTTCAAGATCACCATCTTCAACGCCACGGGCGATGTCTCTTTGTGGGCAGGAGCGCTCTCTGATGCTCTTATCCCGCTGGCTCAGCTGATGCCTCTGCTGTCTGGAGCCTACCCCATAATAAAAGGCGTATCTATATGGATCTTCCAAGGCGCAAAGGGGCTCTTCCTCTTTGGAAAGGGTGCCCTCACCGCACTTATCAATGTCGGTAAGCTGGCTGTGACTCTCCTGACCAAGGGGTTATCTGCATTGGCTTACTATATAGGCTCGCTTGTGACGGGAGGATCAGCACAGTTGGGATTTGCTGCGATGTCGCAGATAGCATTTACGTCATTCAAGGCTGCTGCGGTCACGGCTTGCCGTACCGTCAGCGCAGCCATTATGTCTATCCCTCTCATCGGGTGGATAGCTGCTGCGATCGCTGCAATCGTGGCCATTGGTATCTACTTCTGGAATACCTCAGCTAAGTTCCGTGCCACGCTCAAAGGCCTGTGGGCTTCATTCAAAGCTGTGTTCTCCAATATCTGGGATCTTGCAAAAGAGGTCTTCGGCAGTATTAGCGACCTAATTAAAGCGGCATTCAGTCTTGATGGCGACGGTATTTCCGCAGCTATCAGCAAGATGACGGGTGCCTTTTCTAAGTTCGGTAAGGAGACGGGCAATGCTTTCCAAGAGGCTTACGACCAAGAGATAAAAGACAGCCTTGCCAAGGCAAAGCAGCAGAAAGATGATGAGGGTGCTTCCGGTGACCTCTCGGATACAGCTGGCAATGTCGACCTCCCAGTGATAACTACTCCTGGCGGTGGTGGTGGAGGCTCAGCTGACTCCTCCAGCAGGCATTCGGGGGGTGGTGGCACAGGGCGCGCTACCAGCGTGACCATCCATATCGGCAAGCTCGTCGATAACCTCACCATCAAGACCTCCAACCTATCAACCGACCCATCCGAGGTCAAGGGTATCCTTACCGAGCTCCTGATCTCCGCAGTCAATGACGCCAACCTCGCAATACAGTAACTATGCTAACCATTATCCAAGGCAACGACACTACCGTCTCGGTGCTGCTGCACAGCCAGTCGCTCACCCTCCCCGACAACGATGGTAAGAGCTACGTCGAGCGCTCAAAGATAGACCTCAGTCAGGCGAAGGATATCTCCGTTCGGCTCATCCCCTATATGCGATGGCGACCTATCGCACCATCCTTCGAGGTCAAGGGGAGTACGATCATCATCCACTATCCTGCGTCTGTTCAGCGCCCAGGTAAGTGGGATGTAGAGATTACCTTCTTGACGCCAGATGGTGGAGGCTATCGACAAAACAGAGTGCGTCAAGCCTTCGCCGAAGTCATCACCTGCGCCAAGGGAACTAATAGCCCCGAGGCCTACGTCATCACGGCCGATGTCGCTCAAGCTGTGCAAGGTGCCAAGGGGGATCCGGGTGACAAGGGGGATCCAGGTAAAAGTAGCTACGAGTTGGCACAGCAAGAGGAAGGCTTTACAGGCACAAAGCAGGAGTATCTCAAGAGCCTCCACGGCGCGCCAGGCAAAGACCTCTATCAGGCAGCTGTCGAGCGTGGCTACAAGGGCTCTTTTGATGACTTCCTTGAGAAGCAAAAGGGAGCGCCTGGTGCCCCAGGGAAAAGTAACTACGAGCGGGCGAAGGAGCTTGATGGCTTTCAGGGTACGGAGGTAGATTATCTCGCCAGCCTGCACGGAGCACCTGGAGAGGGTATATACAAGATGGCTGTGAGAAACGGATTCGTCGGATCAGAGGTGGACTACCTCAAGAGCCAAAAGGGAAAAGATGCCTACGACGACTACCTCGAGACAACAACTGACAACCCAAAGAAGAGCAGAGGCGAGTGGGCTGCTATCAACGCCATCACGACCCAATACCTCTATCGAATAAATAAAGGCACTGAAGCGCTTATGAACGAGCAAACGATGTCGGCAGACCAGCTCATGGAGCTTGATAAACACCGACGCAACATAATCAACGCCCTGCGAGATAAAGGTGTTCAGGTATCCGATGACCTCGGGCTTGACACCGTGCCCGAGAAGATCGGAAAGATTAAGAGTTTCGTTCTCACTGTATATCGATCCCAGCAGTTCCTCGATTGGAAGGAGCCCTCTTTCCCACCTATTAAGCTCAGCGACGATTACCGTCCTGCTGATATCAGCTGGTGCTTTGCTCGTAATCGGTTCCTCACGGAGCTCCCCGACTTCGCAAACCTCGGCGAAGCCTCCATTATGAGCTCCTTCGCCCGAGAATGCACTGCCCTCGCTACCGTCACGCTACCAGACCTTTCTAAGGCGACAGCCATAGATAACGCCTTCAATGGCTGCTCTGCCCTCACTACGGCTACCCTGGGGTCTATGGCAAATGTATCTAATGCGTCGTGGTTGTTTGGC